ATAGATATATATAATATATATACATACTAATTAGATAATATTAGATATATTACTATCATACAAAGAGAGAGATAAATATATATACTTAGAATATATATACTACTTGTAGAAAATATAAACTACTTAAGTTTATTACATAGTATTACGTATATTATTTCTGCTAAGAAATAATATTAAGTAATACATATAGAATATGATCTAATAGTAGTACTAAATATAAAAAAAGAATTTCTTGGCGAACCTCGAAATTCTAAAATATCCTCCGTATATGCTTATTTTAAACCGTACACATTCCATGCCATATCTATTCTTCTTTAAAAAAGGAGCTTCTTTCTGTATTCAAAAACGTAAAAAATGGAGGATTTATTCAATATGCCAGTCTGTTTTTGCGACTCTGTTAGTGATGACTGAAACGTTGTTCTTAATATATGTGTACGGACGTTAGATATGGCACATTGCTATTCGCTTGTCGTAAGGCTTCATACAGGCTTGTTTTGTCTGCCTGAATGTATTTGCCTATCTTTGCTTACAATCGCTCTCTATATGCTCATTTAATGCCTCTATATGTCTGTTGCACCATAGGTGTAGTTTTTCTGTTGTGATTGGGGGTATTGTGATTGGGGGTACTGCGATCAGTGGTATTTCCATTGAACCCCCTCCTATCTTTTCCACTGCGTTAGGTGGTGTTTTTTTATCGTGCATAATGGACATATATGCTCCATGTCCATCTGAATAAGTCGATACATCTGCATCTCTGTATGTTAAATGCCAATTTACTGAACAATTCATTGTACAATTCATTGAATGACCTCGTATGTTATGAAAAAACCCTTGTTTTGCCTCGTATATAGAAAATCGTTGTTATTTTAACGAGCGACTGGTGAGGCATGTCCAAGGGCGAGACGAACCAATCAGCTCAATATAAGTATATCATTCTTTCATGAAATGCGATTTTTCACGATTCGTCTTTTTCCCTTGTCTGCCAGTAATATTTGTACTTCTCAGGTCTTTCGTGTCGCTTGTGCCATCTGTCATTTACAAGGACTTTCAAGACCATTTCTTCCTCGATCAATACTTCTCTGTCTCCCTTGATTTCCAAGGCTTTCCATATGCCTTTTTTGTGCTTGTATAAAAGCTCGCATACTCGAATGTCCTTCCCCTCGGTAAAATATACATCCGATTGAACTATGTCTCCCTTTACCAACTCCTGCCCTTTATAGAGTTGATACTGTTCTTCAGGATATCTGTAAGGTCTCAAAGAATGCCTAACTGCACCATGAGCGATGTTTTGACTTGCCTCAATTCTGCATCGCTTAGTGCACCCATTCTTCTGCCTACAGTGTCCTTGTCGATTGTCAAAATCTGTTCGGTTCTTACAACTCCACAATGTGTATGCACGTGGCAAGGTAAATCCATTCGTTTCATGCTTGTTGTCAATGGACATACCTGCACTGTGCTAGAACCCTGATTCTGAAAATCGTTGCTAATGATGAGACATGGTCTGTTTTTGTCTAATATAAAGTCATTGTACGTTGGTAAACTGCACCAATGTACATCTCCATATCTAATCATCTCTCTATGCCTCCTAGAATGGATAATTGTAATTATCGTACTGGTTTGGATCATAATATCCGTTGTCTGATTGACTGTATTCCTGACTGTCTGCTTGTTGCCCTTGTGCCTGCGTATTCTGTTGTTGCCCTCGTTTCGTTTCCAAGAAGTGTATTTGATTTACCAACACTTCATTTACAGATACTGTGCTTCCTTGCTTGTTCTTATACGTTCTAGACTGGATTCTTCCCTCTACACCGATAAGAGAACCCTTTTTAAGATACTTTCCCATGTTCTCGGCTGTTTTATTCCAAGCTACACAAGTAATAAAATCTACATCTTGCCCACTTTCGCCTGCTTTCATTCGATTGACTGCCAAACTAAAGGTAACTGTGCTTTTGCCTGATGCAGTCTTTCTTAACTCTACATCACGCACCAATCGTCCGATCAATACCACTTGATTTATCATCGTTTTAAATAACCTCCTAAACGCTCTAGCGTTCGTTCTTTATTTTCTAATGATTGTTTCAAGCCAAAATTTTCTCGTTCCAAGTGTACGATATAATCATGTACACATTTCCAAGGTTTATACATTGCGTACAAGCCTTGTTTCTTTAGTACATATTCGATTGTTTCCATGTCCTCATTTATTTCTTTGTTACGAATTTGTGCTTCTTCTTTCAATTTAACAATCTGCTACTCAAAATATGGACAAATATACCCATATCGAGATTTAACGGTTCTCACGAAATCCGTTTTGCTGTTTCATCCTGTATGCTTTTGTGTTGATTACTCAATCACTACTCACAAGTTCTTGTACAGTCCACAGCCATAAATTCCCGAATTAGCCTTCGGTACATATCTACAATCGCCTTATTATGCAACTTTGTAGATTAAAGCATCTCTCAGATTAAGTGCTGCGTTTAAGTCACGATCCATATGATATCCACAGTCACAAATATATTCTCTGTCAGATAATTTCAAATCCGATTTAATCTGCCCACATTCATGACATAACTTACTGGAAGGATACCATCGATCTACAACTCTTAATTCGATTCCATACTCCTTGCATTTTGCTTCAAGTTTTGTACGGAACTCATAAAATTTTTGCGACACAATCGCTTTTGAAAGATGCCTGTTCTTCATCATTCCTGACACATTCAAATCTTCAATCGTAATATAAGATGGTTTGGTTTTCGCAATCTCATTGATTGTTTTATTAATGTAGTCAGAACGGATATATTCTATCCTTTGATGAAGTTTCTGTACCTTTAAGACTTGCTTATTGATATTTTGCCGAGTAGCTTCTCCTTTCTTTTTCTTCAAACGCTTTTTATAGTCTTCGTATTTCCTCGAAAGACAGCGTTGTTCTCTTTTTAATTGTTTTTCAAGTTTTTTAATATTACTTGATTTATTGATACTCTTATATACTTTGCCATTACTGATAACAGCAAAGTCCTTGACGCCTAAATCAATTCCTATACCAAATTCATTTAATTCTTCATGTGATATATCCGGAATGTCCACTAATACTGATACATAGTATCTTCCTGCTCTCATGGACACATGTCAACTTTTGATAAGACATCCACTTTTTGAAGTTGGAAGATAACCTTTTTCTTTTAAACGAACCCATCCGAGCGTAGGCATCTTAATTCTGTGACGCTCGCATTGGATTACAACCCTTTTATCTGTCTTTACAAAATACATTTTGACATCCGATTTCCCTTTCTTTTTAAATCTTGGAAATCTACTCTGATGTTTAAAAAATCGTTTAAAAGCAGTCTCTGCGTTCATGATACTTTTCTTCACGGACTTACTGCTTACTTCTTTGATCCATTGATACTCTGGATTTTTTGGAATATATTCATTATTCAGCCATTTGGAAAAATCCATCCCGGATACAAACCGTTTTTCTTTCTGGTATATTTCTTGATTATGAGCAAGGTAAAAGTTATAGACAAACCTGCATGTGCCAATTGTGCGATGAATTATTTGCACCTGTTCTGGAGTTGGATTAATTTCCGTTTTGTAACTCTTTAGCAATTTCATCGTCCTCCTTGATCTGTTTTTTATACTTACGCAAACCATATAATCTACAGCTAAACACATGCAATATAGATATGATATCTTGAACCAGTTCTTCATTTGGAGATAATGTTTCATTATTAACCACAATAATTGAAGTATGGAATTTTTCACAAAACTTTTCAAACCAATCATATCCAAAACGGATAAATCTGTCTTTATTTGAAATAACTATTGTTTTAATTTTATTCTCCATAACTTCGTTCAAAAGTTGATTCCATTTTTTTCTGTTGTAATTTAGCCCACTTCCATAATCTTCAATGCATTGTGATACGATCATGCCTTTTGAATTGCAAAATGTTTTTAAGAATTCAATTTGATTCTTCAAATCATCCTTTTGATTTCTTGTTGAAACTCTAGCGTATATTACAATTTCTCTATTATCTTCTACAGTATTGATCCCTTTGAATTGTAAATATTGATCGTAAGTATAATAACGCCTATCAGTTGGAGTGCGATTTGCTTTAAGTATTCCATCACGATCCCAACGTTGTAATGTTTTAACAGATACCCCTAGTAATTCAGCAAAATCTTTTGGTTTATAATTTGTGATATTCGATGTGTTCATGATAGTATCTCCTTTATAATATCCTTTCGTCAAACGCATTATATCACATATAAGTATATTTGTCTATATTTTTAATTACTTAATGTTTCCTCCCAAGGCATTCCTACATTCACTACAGAAAAACCTGCCAATATACTAGTCATCCAATTTACTCTGAAACAAAACGCTTTCTGCTCATAGGTCAATTCATATCCACATCTTTTTCTATGATTGTATTCAAAAGCTCTTAAAAGATATGTAATAAATTTATTCCTAAGCTCTTTCTTGACCTTTCTAAGGCTTAAAGGAAAGAAAAACGCAATTTTGCACATCCAAATAGTCATTTTTCCCTCAGGTCTGTTTTCTTCGATATCTCTATTCACCTTTATAAGCCATTGATACGTTTTAAGATTTTCTTCTTGTGTTCTCATTCGATTACCTCACAATTATTTAAAATGTAATGTATTTTCATTGATGTGTCTGTAATACCTTTGAAATATCCTTTATTTCTCATTTCTTTTAATTCGCCATAATTTTTGAAATAATACCCTTGGTTTATGTATGACATTAGTAAATCATATTCAAACTTAGTCAATTTGATAGGTTCTTTGTGTTCTTCAAAATACCACGTGAACATACTTCCGTACTTTTGTTTACGATGTTTTAGATATGTTTCATCCAATGCACAAGCTAAACTAGATGTATCTGTAAAAGATTTGAATAACTGTTTAAATCTTTCTTCTATTTCGTCTTTGTAATATTCTAAATTAGTCATCCTACTTCTCCTTTTTGTCAGTCAATAATTCATCAAAAATGCTTGCTCTTACAGATTGAAAAGCATCTATGTAATACTTCGCAAATTCATATTTTTCTTCTGTCATTTCGTTCTCCTGTTCCAAGCCTTTATAGCTTCTTGTCTTCCTTCTTTATTCTGAAAACTTGCAGTTAAGCCACAATTTTCACAAAAGATCATGTGTAAACCAGTAAAGCCTTTTACGATATATACTTTTCCTCCACAAAACGGACATGGTTTTAATTCTTTCATTCCTGTACCTCTTCATTGATAACTTTTCTTAAATATTCAAAAGGACTATCTTCGCCGTTTTCGCTTTTGTAATAGCAATCATAACAATCATGAATAAATGCTAATGCGTTTGGTACTTTGTCACCTTTAAGTTGCTTCAACAGTTCAAATTCTTCTTTGTGAGTGTTATCAACGTCGTATCTGTTTCCTAAATAAAAAGCATCATATTCATTTTCTAATTTGTCTACTGCATTTAAATATTCTTGTTTCATTCCTGTACTTCCTTTCTGTAAAAGCGGTTTTCTGTAAAAGCGGTTTGATTCATATTCGGTATTTTCGCAACACTCCCAACCAATAGCATAGAAATATATAGTCTTGTTGTAAGATTCCCAAATTCTATCTATCTTTATGTACGTATGGTTCTTGTTATCCCAAACAAACATTCCTTCTTTTAGTTCTTCAAACTCCAAAGGTGGATTTGAGAAGTGTTCTTTGATTAAATCTTCGAAACATTCTATTGCGTTTGTAAATGCGATATTAGCAACTACATTTAATGTGCAAATTTTATCTATTTCGTCTTGCAACGTTTTTAAATTCTTCAATTTATTTTCACATTCTTCTTTAGTCAACATTTGAACGCCCTCCAAAATGAATTGCCGTAATTTAATTGCCATTATATTCACCTACTTCAACACAAGTATCTTTTATTACTTGTAATGCGTTTAATATTTCTTCTTTTGTGTGTTTCATATATCCTCCTAATCTATCATTTGTTTAAAAATAGCCATTAAAACTTGTTTCACAATACTGTTTCCAGCTTGTTTGTATAACTGCGTATTAGAATTTACTTTATGTGCTTTTTCAAAGTCTTCATCTGTAAATCCCATTAACCGCCAACATTCTTTAGGTGTTAATTTTCTGATTCTGATTCCATTTTCTAATACACCTGTACTCATTTGATTCTTGCTTAAGGTTCTGCATGATGTTGTCAATGCTCTTGATATTTCGGTTGTATCTCCAACATCATTCCAAGTAATATCGATACCTGTTTTTACTTGCGCTCCAAAACATCCGCAATTTCCTACATTTCCACAATTTGTAGTTAAAGTTCCGATAAAATCATCATCTTTAAATCTACGATTGTAGAAATCAATCACTCCCTGATTACATGATGTAGTAAGTGTTTGTGCAACCTGTTTCCCAACTCTTCCACGTCTTGTTTTTGAATTCGGTTGTTCTAAGTTGATAGAATCACCTTCGGTTGCAACGTCATATCCTTTTTTGGTGTTCTCTTTTACCGCTACTTTAGGCTGCAAATTACCACCCTGCATTGTTTGGATTGTTGGTGATATTCCTTTTGGACTGTATATCCTATTAGATGATTCATATTTTGATATGTTTGTGGCTCCAACTACTACACATTTTGGATCTTTGTAATCTCTTGCACACAAAGTAGAAGATATTCCATCTTTGTCTTGCACAACATTCTCAAACTTATAACAGTTGAAATTGGTTGTTAATAAACTTTCAATTTTAGAATTTGAAATGTAATACTTCTCATCTGCCGATTCTTCCAACATATCCTTTAATCTCAATTTCAAAGGAATTGGTTTAGGGAATGTATAGTTATAATCCCCTAGAATTGAAACCATAAAACAACGTTCTCTGTTTTGCGGTATTCCGTAATCTTTGGCATTTAACACTTTGTAATATGATTGATAACCCATATTTTCTAGTGCGGAATACCATTTCATGAAATCCTCGTAATTCTTAGTTCCAATAACATCAGGAACATTTTCCATCAGTAGAACTTGTGGCAAAGAATCTTTCTCTTTACACTCGTTTAAAATTCTTTCCACTTCCCACAACAATCCTGATCGAGTTCCACTTCCTTTAGTCATTCCTCGTTGTTTTCCTGCTTTTGATAAATCTTGACAAGGGAATGAGTAAGTAAGTAAGTAAGTAAGGTTCTGCTTGTCAACAATTCCTAAATCTTCACAATGTATATCTCTTATATCAAGAGTAGGAAAGTTTGTTCCATGAATTGCGTTATATGATTTGATAGCATATTTATCAAATTCAACTACTCTGTAAGATTCAAAATCTGCCCCTAAATCACGCAAAGCCATAGCTTGACTTCCCACTCCTGCAAATAGTTCAATCAATCGTATTTTGTTTCTGATTTTATAATCTTCATACAAATAACCAAATATACTTAACTGATCCAATTCTCTTATACTGGAGAAACTCATGAGTTTTATGTGCGCACAACTCTTTTCTCCTTTCTGTTTTTATTTATGATTCTGTAATTCTTTGTAATGGCTAACGAAATATACCTTTTGACGTTTTCTGTAGTTATATACTTCTTCTAATTTTCTAAGTGCGTCATTCTCTGTTGCCACTGTATCAATGGTATCTCCCCATTTTTCGATTTGTTCAATCATACGTTCTTGGTCTATTTCTTCCATGTCATATAAATTTCCAATAACAGATAATATTCTGCTTTTATATCCTCGGATATTTTGAATTAAACCATTCACTTTATCCACGAAGTTTAATTTACCAATCAGTGAATTTACGTCTTGTTCTAAAGTAAAACCACCGTTATAAATCTTGTTTGTGGCGTTCCTGCTTGAAATAATCATTACAAGTGTTCTTACAGGTATGTTTGGGAACTCCCTAACCACTCTTAATAACGTCTTGTATTCTTCATTTCCTAGCTCTGCATAGCTTTCAATGTAATCAATGATTTCCCATTTCTTGCCCGATACGTTGTAAGCGATACAATCTTTTAAGCTCAAACCTTTTCTAATCTGATACTCGATAGGAATACCTAATTGCTTGAAAGCCTCTAATCTGTGTTGTCCGTCAATAACTTCCATTTTTTCATTGACAATAATCACAGTCGGCAGAACTCCGTTTTTCTTGATGTTATCAATAATGCTATTTACGTTATGCAAGCTGATCGTTCTGTTGCCTACAATCGTTTTAAAAATGCCATAATCATTTGTTCTATAAGTTTTAATTTGTGTTTCAATCATTTTTTCACCTACTTCAACATATACCCTTTGTAATGAGCTAAATCGTATGTCTCGTTTTCAAGACTTGTCTTTTACTTCATTTATAGTCAACGTTTTTGCCTGTACTTCTTCCAACATAAGTTCTCGTACATATCCCTTTAATCCCCTTTTCACCTTTCAAAATCTACGTACCATAAGCTCTTAAAGCGAATTGCTTTTAGATATTCCTGAACTTCTGCAAGTGCTATCTCATTTTTGAATGTATCTATCTCGTCCATCAATCGACACGCTTTTTTAAGACTTGCAAGAAGTTCTAGCTCCTTATTTTTCACACTTCCACCTCATCGTCTTTAGGAACAAACTTTTTAAACACATTGTAGTATCTTCCAGTGTTACCTAACGCTCGTTTTGCAATTGCCATTGCCAATCCTTTTTCTTCATCAAACTCATCACCATGTGCTTTAACAACTGTTTTTGTTCCGTCTTCCCAAAATACAATGGTTGCTGGATTGTTGAAGATAACACGCTTGATTTTGAAAACATCTTGCAAAACCATCTCCTCGATTCTCTCATCAATAACTCCAAGCGTTTTGATAGGACTGTCAATAGGAATGTTAAATGGAAATCCATCGTCCCTTGTTCTGTTAATTTTATCTAAATCAAATAAAATCATTTTTACTCCTCCTCGATTTTCACAATCGTATATTCTCGTTTTAAATTTAGATGCCTTGCGTAATAGTTTCGTACTCTTTTCTCAGGCACTTTTAAGTAGTTCGCTATTTGTCGAACACTGCCAACAAACACGCAATCATCTTTTGTGTTGTACAAAGCATAGGTGCATAGTCTTTCATTCGGTTGTTTCTTTCCTGACATATTCATACCCCTCTTGTTGTGGCATTGGTTGATAGTCTTTGATAATCGCTTCTTGCATAAATAGTGCGAATCCAAACCATATCAGATACAACACAATGCCAATTGCTACTTTTCTCATTCGATAAATCCTCTGGGTTCTTGTCGTAATTCTAAGAATTGCTTTTCTAAACCAGTTTGTCTTGATATCTCTAAGAGATTGAGCTTTCCAGATAGATAATCTTGTTTCTGTTGATTGATTTCACGCTCGTAGTTTTCTAACAATTCTTTTCTTAAAAATTCACGTCTAGTTTCATCTGCTTCGCCTAGTCTAGTGAGAAAACTCGTTCCACCATAGACTTTTCGTAAGAACAAAGGCAAACTGTTGTAATTCTCTTTTGCCGTGCCATATGTACGAGAACACTTTTTGCAAGCAACTCGCCATACTTTCTCAAAACTAGGTTGTGGAAATTGCGTGTCCTTTAGAATTTGTTGTTTCAGTGCTCCAATTAAGTCTGCAAAACTGTAAATCGGTTCACGGCTAGAAATAAGTTCATGTAATGCATTATGGACTTGTTTGCCAGTGAAGTGGGAGAAGTGAAGTTTTAAAGCGTTTGCGTTTGCTTGCATTTCTTCTTGTGTTGGATTTTCTATCAAAACTTGTTTTCCACTATACAAACTTCTTATTTCTATCAATAACTGAACACATTCTTTATCCGTCATTCTCTTCTGCCTCCATTTGTTTTAACCAATCTAAATATGGATTGTTGCTTTGTTTAGATTGTTTAACTTGCGTTGTGTAGTTGCCTTTATCTTGTTCTTTCGCTAACCAATTGTTTATGAATTTTTTTACACCACGTTTTGTTTTACGTTTAGTAGGATTCGATAAACTCCAACCTCTCATTTTTCTAAGTTCCGCCATAACATCTACGTTAGGATATAAACTTTGCATTTCTTGAACAAACTCAAAATAGATTGGGTATTCAGAATTATCATTCAGTGGGATATAGATGACGGCTTGTTCTGATTTATCAGTACAAGCTATATTACTTATATCTTTATCTATATCTTTATCTATATCTTTATCTATATCTAAACCTATATCTATATCTGCGTTCTCCGCTTGTTCTCCGTTTGTTCTCCTTTTGTTATCTTCGAACATTTCTATAAGTTTTGAATCGTCAATAGATATTCCAGAATTAAATGAATACGAGTTATTATCTTTTAGTTTTAATAATCTCTTTTCATCTGTATAGACTGTTTCGTGATACCTAGATTTAGATAACGTATTGTGCATACGCCAATGTTTGATAACGATAACTCCATTCTCGAATGTAAGAAGGAATCTCTTAGCGATTAGAAGTTTTAGATCATCTTCACTTGCCCCTACTAATCGTTGTATTCTTTTTGGGTTTCCAACAAATCCGTCATCATCTGCTCTCATGTTTAAGTGAAAGTAAAGACATTGAGCGGACAACGGCATATCCAAGAAAGCGTCTGAATCAACGATTTTGATATTAAACATTCTCTTGTTCGCCATTGTTTACTCCTTTGATTCGCATACATTTTTCTTTAAAAACAAGTTTTCATTGACATAGTCTGCAAATTCTAAAACTCTCAAAATTTCACCTTTTGATAAATCATC